TAAAAGTCAAAAATCTAAATGCATTGGACATGACTTCATTACTTAAAAACATTTGTAAAAAGGAAAAGAAAAAAGTATCAAATAAAGTAGTGGTCAAGATCATAGAAATTGCGGAAGGATCTGCCCGCAAAGCTTTAGTATTATTGCATCAAGTAATCGATATGGATTCAATAGAAGATATGCTCGACACTATTGAAAAAACAACACATGAAGTTGCTACTTTTGAATTAGCAAGGATCCTGATGAACTCAAGAGCTAATTGGAAATCAGTTGCTAAAATTTTATTAGATTTAAAAGAACAAGATGCCGACGCCGAGGGAATTAGATATATGGTAATGGGGTATGCTCAATCAGCGTTACTGAAAAACTGGGGTGATTCAAACAGAGCGTATAATATATTAGAATCTTTTAGAGATCATTTTTATGATAGTAAATTTGCTGGAGTAACAGCAGCTTGCTATGAAGTAGTGAATGATCAATAATTAAAAAAATAAAATAGATTTACAAAAATCAAGGAAAACCCAGATAATATAATAGAAAGGAACTAAAATGAAAAGACCATTTAAAGCAGAAATTTTAGACATCGACAGAAATCTATTAGTCGAGGAGTGCGAACATCAACCTAAACTATGTTTTCAGTATATCGAAAATCTGGCCGATACTAAAAAAGATTTAGCAGAAGAAAAAGCAGAGTTAGATGTTGTCAAAGCAGAAGAAGAATTAAAGATCAGAGCAGATCCTATCGAATTTGGCTTAAAAGAAAAACCTACCGAAACTTCCATTAAAACAGTGTTGGTTTTAAATGAACGCATACGAGAACATGAGTCCATAATAAGAGGATTGCAACACGGTGTTGATATATTAGTAGGGGCAGTAACTGCCATAGATCAACGAAAAAGAATGTTAGAAAAGGTTGTTGATTTACACGGGCAACAATATTATGCAACACCAAAGTTTAAAGAAGATTCAAAAGAAATTTATGAGACATTAAAAAATCAAAGAGCAAAGAGCAAAAATAAAAAGAAATTAAAAAGAAGTAAACAGAGTAAAACATAATGGGTGCAATATTTAAAATCGTATTGATTATAGTTGGGTTAGTTTTTGTCCTTCCTTCTATGATATATCTATGCATAAAATATGGAACTATGGGGTTCCTTAGAGGCAAGCAATTTATTAACAATGAGAACAAAAACAAGGAGTAGCACATGAGTAAACGAAAAAAGCGTAAGAAACTTAGTGTAGGCGAATCAACAAAGAAAAGGAGAGAAACGGCAGGGCAAGGTTTTGGTCCATCATTTTTGAAGATCCCAAATGGTGTGGAGACTTTTTCATTAAAGACTGCTAAAACAACAAGAATTGGTATTATTCCGTATGAAGTTGGTAAGGGCAACCCAAGAGCAGACAAGGGCATGGGTTATTGGGAAAGAACATTCTTTGTCCATAGAGGAATCGGTCCTAATCAAGATTGGGTTATCTGTCCTGCAAGAACAGCACAGAAACCTTGTCCTATTTGTGAGTTTACAGCAAAGCTTGCTAAAGACCCAGAAGCAGATGAAGATGTGATCAAAGCTTTGCGCCCCAGCAAAAGAATGATCATGAATATCGTCGACGTTAAAGAAGATGCCAATAAGGTCAAGATATGGGAATCTTCACATGCTTATTTTGGCAAAGCAATGGACGAAGCATTAGAAAGTGCTTATGAAGATGATGATGATAATATGGACACTTTCTGTGATCCTGATAATTATCATACACTGAAAATGATTGTCGAATCTGGTTTTATGGGCAAGGGTTTTTCTGTTGAGAGAATTGATTTTAAGAAGCAGAAGAATGATTTGGATGAAGAGTTGCAGGATCAAGCTATTTGTCTTGACGATATTCTTGACATCAAGACTTATGCTGAATTGAAGAAACTTCTCCTTGAAGATGAGGATGAAGATGATGAAGATGACGCCGAAGAAGATGAGCCTAAAACCAAAAAGAAGAAAGCAACTAAGAAAAAGAAAAAAGATGATGATGATGATGATGATGACGAAGATGATGATGATGACGAAGATGATGAAGAAGATGACGATGACGAAGATGATGAAGAAGATGACGATGACGACGATGATGAAGATGACGATGATGATGACGACGACGATGACGATGATGATGACGATGACGATGATGATGATGACGACGACGATGATGAGGACGACATCCCTTTTGATGAACCAGTAAAGAAGAAAAAGAAAAAGGTCACCAAAAAGAAAACTGTTAAGAAAAAGACAACAAAGAAAAAGGTTGTCAAAAAGAAAGCGAGTAAAAAGAAGTCAAAAAAAAAGTAAGATGTCCAGCCAAGGGTAGATTCGGTAAGGATACCGATGAACTACAAGGATGTGCCGATTGTTCCATCTGGGATGATTGCGATGATGCAAAACATGGATGATGAAATTGGAGGGCCGTCAAAAGGATTTGGCGGTCCCTCCTTAATTTTTTACGAAAGTAAAAATGAAAACTAAAGATGTGAAAAAGCAGCTAAAGAAAAAAAAGAAAGTTAAAATTACAAAAGCTGATTATCTTTCCACAGGCTCGACCCTTTTAAATCTTGCAATAAGTGGAAAGCCTGATTGTGGTTTTATTAAAGGTAAATACTTTTGGCTCGTTGGTGATAGTACAAGTGGGAAAACATTTTTATCCCTTACTTGCTTGGCAGAAGCCTCTATCAATCCAAACTTTGAAGATTATGATTTTATCCATGACGATGTTGAAGGTGGTTCTTTAATGGACATAACGAGATTCTTCGGTAAAGAAGTTGCACGAAGAGTTAGGGCTCCCAGAAAAGCAAAAGATGGATCACCATTATACTCAGCTAATATTGAAGACTTCTATTTTAATCTTGATGACGCATTCGATACAGGAAAACCTTTCATTTATATATTAGATTCGATGGATAGTTTATCATCTGAATATGAAAAGAAAAAATTTAAAGCTGGAAAGAATGCAACCCGTAAAGGAAAGAAAACCACTGGCTCATTTGGTGATGGTAAAGCAAAGAAAAATTCAGAAAATGTCAGACAGTTGCTAGCGCCTTTGAGAAAATCTGGTTCTATTTTAATCATTATCAGCCAGACAAGAGCCAACTTTGATTTTGGTTTTGAGAAGAAAACACATGCGGGAGGCCACTCGCTTAAATTTTATGCTTGCGTGGAATTATGGTCCTCTGTTAGGGGTAAGATAGAAAAGACTATTAAAAAGAAATCACGTCAGATCGGAAGTATCTGTAAAATCAGAACCAAAAAAAATCGAGTATCTGGTCGAGATAGGGCAGTTGAAGTTCCTATTTATCATTCTTTTGGGATAGATGAAACTGGTTCTTGCATAGATTATTTAGTGGACGAATTGCACTGGGGATTAAAAGGGACGAAGATTAAAGCCAAAGAATTTGATGTTGTTCTTACCAGAGCAAAACTCATAAAGTATATTGAAGATAATGACATGATACTAGACTTGAGAGAAATTGTAGGAGATGTCTGGAATGAAATCGAAAAAGCATGTTCAATCAAAAGAAAACAAAGGTATTGATTGGTTTATGTTTTGGTTATGGTTAGGTCTTATATTCTTAGGCATTACATGCTGGATATTTGCCACTATAGGCTTTGTATATGTTGTAAATTTATTTTTTGGGGGCTAGGATGCCTACAGTACAACCATCATTCCTAAAAAGAAACATGACTATAAATGTTATTGTTAAAAAAACAAAACAGTACATAAAAACAGGCAATCCATGTCGACTCACAGCAAAAAAAAGAAATTTCATTCACATGATAGACTGTAATGGTGAAGGTCGTATTTTTTATGTATCGGATTTTATTTTTAAAAGTATTGGCGAAAGGAACAGAAAATGGGAATTAGAATTATAGGTTGTGTTGATATAAAAGCATCTGAACTATTACCATCAGACACATTCCGGTATAAAAGTGATTATTATGTAGTAACTAAGCCGTCCGTGTTTTTTGAAGAACAGGAAGAAGATGATGAGGATTCAACAACTGCTAATAAGGATATGTTGTGTGTAAATATAGAAACAGGTGAATTCTTATTAATGAGTCATATTAAAAATATAAACATACAAAAAGTCGATTTAGTTTTAACAGAAAATACTAATGTATAAAAAATGGATCATCTTAGATTGTAATTTCCTTTGCCATAGAGCAAAGCATTCGATGGGTGGGTTATCTCATGGTGATTCTGCCACTGGTGTTATCTATGGGTTGTTAAAAGGTTTAATTTCTTATCAAGAAATGTTTGATTCGTCCAATTTTGTATTCTGTTGGGATTCTAAATCAAGTAAACGAAAAGTAGTTTATCCAGAGTACAAAGCAAATCGCATCAAGCAGGATTTAGATGATGAGGAAATTAAGTTTGAGAATGCTTTTCGGCATCAAATGAAAATGCTCAGAAAAGTATATCTGAAAACGATAGGCTTTAAAAATGTGTTTTGTCAAAAAGGTTATGAAGCAGATGATTTAATTGCATCAGTTAGTATCAGTATACCATCAGATCAAGAGGCTGTTATAGTGTCATCTGATCATGATTTATTTCAGCTTCTATCTTT